CGTAATGATATTTATGAAGGACTAATTACTACAAGTGAAGAAAAAAGACAAGAATTATTTGCAGATGTATTGAAAAAACTAGCTGATGAAGCAGTAAGTTCTCTTGATATTTCAACTCAGGTTGAAATTTTAAATCTTCTACAAGAATTAAAAAAATCTTACTCTCTATCATATATTTTTGTGACTCATGACTTATTAATATTAACTTATATTTGTGATAGTGTAATATTTTTTAAAGAAGGAAGAATAGTAGAAAAAGTAGATCGCTTAGAAAAATTGTGTGAAGTAAAAGACGATTATTCAAAAGCATTGCTTGATGCAGTAATAGAATTTTAAAATATATTAAGGATTAATTTTATTTAAAATTAGTCCTTTTTTATTTTTTTAAATTAAAAATAAAGCTAAAAGAACTATAAAAATACATAGAAATCTGATAAAATAAAAATATAAATTTAATATGAGGAGGTAAATTTATGGATGTAAAAAGAGAAGAAAAAATTTTAGAATTGGTTAATATATTAAAAAACACAAAATATTTAGTCTTCTTTGGAGGAGCAGGAACTTCAACTGAAATTACTTCTATAAACTACCAAAATAAAAAGAGAGCCTAAGCTCCCATTTTAATAATGTTTATAACTTTATCCATAGTGTCAGCAAAGTTACTATTTAAAACTAATGATGCCTCACTGTCATATTGAGTATTTTCATTATTGATTATCACTAGATTTTTACCTTTAAAATATCTTAAATAATAAGCAGCAGGATACACTGTTAAACTTGTTCCTGCAACGATTAAAGTGTCTGCTTGTTCCAATTGATAAATAGCTTCATTAACCACAGCTTGGTTTAAATTTTCACCATATAAAGTAACATCAGGTCTAACTATACCACCACATTCACAAGAAAAATTATTGTCAGCTGTTTTTCCACACTCTAAACAATACCATCTCTTTAGACTTCCATGTAATTCTAAAACATTTTTATTACCTGCCATTTGATGTAAATCATCTATATTTTGAGTAATAACAGCTTTTAAAAGTCCAATTCTTTCTAACTCAGCCAAAGCTAAATGTCCCTTATTAGGTTTTATTCCATTAATATTTAATTCATTTTCAACATACTCCATAAAAATATTTCTGTGAGAATAAAAGAAGTCTGAACTTAATACTTCTTCTGGTCTGTATTTTCCTTTGTATAAAGTGCTATATAAACCATCTTTCCCCCTGAAACTTTTTAATCCACTGTCTGTTGAAACTCCTGCTCCTGTGAAGAAAACAAGATATTTAGAATTTTTTATAATATCAGCTAGTTTTTGAATTTTATTTTCCATTTTTATCACCTCTTTTAAAAAAGTATAACATACTAACAAAAAAAAGCAACTCTATAAAAGTTGCTTTTTAATAGAATAAAATTGAAATTTTTAATGGGTAAAAGGAAATTACTCTAATTTCTTTTATTATCATTTTTAAAATTTTTCTTGTTTCTATAACATCTTCTTCATCATAATTTTCTATAATAAATTTCAATTTTTCTAATACTTTAATGTCATTATTTCTAGGAATATTCAAAGTATTTTCAAATTCTATTTTTTTTTCTTTTGCAATTTGAATTCTAGTATTAAGATCTTTAAATTTATTTTCCAATTCATCTTCACTGATATAGCTTTTTTGAAATAAATTTATTATTCTTTCTCTTTCATTTTCTAGTAATTTTAAATTATTTTCAAGTTTTAATAATTTTTTTTCACTTTTCTCAATATCATTAGAATTATAATTATTCAAATCTTCTAATTCTTTTGAATTTAGAATCATTTCTTTAATAGTTTTATCCATAATTCTAGCTGAGAAGGATTTTTTATGTTTCCTATTTTTACAGGAATAAGAGTAATAAACATAGTTAGTATTATCTTTATAAGTTCTATTTCTCTTTTGCTGATACATTTTATCTCCACATTCACAATAAATCATAGATGAAAAAAGTAAATGAGGTTTATAATCTCCATAAGCAGCTCTTGATTTTATATTTTTCTCTCTGATAGATTGACAAAATTCAAATAATTCAAGAGGAACAATTGGCTCATGAAGTCCTTTATACCATTTTATATCTTTTTTATTTACTTGAGTTCTCTTTTTTTGATTTAGTTCTTGTATGTACTTTCTAAAAGGAACATAACCAATATAAATTTTATTATCAATAATATCAACTATATCCATTCTTGTTTTATTAAATATTCTAGCAGTTTCAGTTAAATTGAAATTTTTAGCATATGTTTCAAAAATACTAAGTATATAAGGAGCCTTTTCAGGATCAGGAATAATCATTTTATTTTCTCCTCTGATATAACCTGTTGCTGGTCTACCATGAACAAAATATCCTGCTTTTGTTTTCTCTTCAAGATTACTTTTTATTCTTAAAGACATCTGCTTTAAATCTTCTGTTCCCCAAGCTAGAAATATGGAAAGTGTCATAGAATCTTTTAAATATGGTTGTGATATGCTATCAAAAGTAATTTTATATAATTCTAATTCTTCAAAAAACTTCATTCCAGTAGAAATTTTTCTAGCTATTCTTGAAATTTCCCAAAAGACTATTTTAGTATATATTTTTTTGCTAATAGCATCAAAAAGTTCATTGAATTCTTTTCTATCATCTATTCTCCCACTTTCAATATCTTGATAGACTTTTAAAACTTCATAACCTTTTTCTTTGCAGTAGTCTAAACATTTTTTTAATTGAAGATTAAGGGAGCTATCACTCCCTTTATCTCTAGTTTGTTCTTTTTTTGATACTCTAATATAAATGGCAACTTTTTCCATTTATGAAGCCTTTTTCTTTAAAATTAATTTATTGTAAAGTTCTTCAATCTGCTCTGCTACTGCTCTTTTTATTATATTTATTTCTTCGTTTTTTACTGGTTTATTAGTTTCCATATTATACTTAGCTCCTTTCCTTTTATCTCCAATATTTACAAGAAAAATCTTCTTCTTGTTCATAACCAAGTTCAATAGTTGCAGCCTCTGATTTTTTAATAACAAATTCATTTATTTCATCTGAAAGTTCATCTGCTAAATCATATAAATCATTAGGATCTAAGAACCTTCTGAAATGATTATCAAAAAATTTTGTAATAATATCCAAAGTTCCCCAGTAAGAAGAGGGAACATCTGGATAAAGTTTTTCATTCAAAATAGTACATTTGCCTTTGTTATAGTTAGAACACCATTTACAATTTTTTTCCATTTAACTCACCTAGTATCCTAGTTGTTCATGTAGGTTTGGGTTTTCAAAAATGTTACCAACAATTTCAAAATCTCCTGCCATATTTGAAAGATGTTCTGTAACATTTTCATAAGATACACAATAAACAGCATCTTCATCATCATAAGAAATTAATCCATAAATATCATCTATACCATCATTGAATTTAATTACATCTGCCTCATAAACCTCTTGACCTGCTTTGTCTTTTACTCCTGTAAATTGTAGAAGTTCTATATCCTTAAATTCAGCAATTTTATAGTCATCTTTAAAAAGATTACCATCATCAGTGTATCTAATATATTGATAGTTTAAGTCAATTCCAATAATAGAAACCATTTTATTTTCTTTCTTTAACCAAGCTTTCATTTTAAATTCTTTCATTTTATCCTCCTAAGCAGTTTTAATTTTCATAATTTCTCTATCAACCATATCTAAATATTTTTCAGACGATTTTATTAGTTCTTGAACTTCTTCTTTGATATTAAGTTCATTGACTAATTTTTTAATTCTATCTAATTTAAAATTTTTAATGAGCTTATCCCAAGAATGAACTGTATCTGTAAATCCAGCTGGAAGTTTTTGCAATTTATCTTCAAAAGTCATTGGTGCTTTTTCCCAAATAGAATTTGCACAATCTTTAACATGTGCTGTCATTACTTGTCTAGTGTAAAAGTTATCTTCATACTCTATATCTTGCTCCTTAACATCGTCATAGCATTTGTTATAAATATCAGATATTAAGTTTTTACATCTTCCAATTAGTATCTTGTAGTAAGGATTTAAGTATCCATCTTTTTCATTTTTCCAAACCTTTTGATGATTACCAATTACAATTTCTAATGAAAGCAAAAGTGTCTTTAAACTTAAAGCATCAAGCTCACTTTCAGTAGGTTTTTCTATAAATTTAATTTCTTTCTTTTCATTTATCTTTATTTGTCTTTTCACAGTCTTTTGAGCTTTCCTCATTTTCAACACTCCTTTCTGCTAAAAGAGCAGCTAATGCTAATTTTAAAATATCCATAAAATCACATCCAAGCTTCTAATAGAAGAAAAGGAAAGTTAAGTTTATGTTTCAATTTTTTCCAGAAGCTAATTTCCATACAGTCAACTTTAAATCCTTTTATCTTCTTATTTTTATAAGCTATTACAACAGCCTCATTAAAACTGCTTGCAGTATATTCTCCACCAACTAAGTAAAAGTCTTCTCCAATTTTTCTTATTTCTAGCATCATGTCCTCCTGTATTCTTGACACCACAAATAACTTACTGTAAAATAAAACTGTCTGAGGGCTTTATCAACACGAGCAAGTCACTTGCAGTGCAAAATTGATAAAGTTCTTTTTATTCTGTAAATTTTTTTAAAACTTCGATAAAAATTTCAAGTTCTAACACTTCTTTTTTTATTGCAGTAATTCTTTCAATTCCTAACATAGCAACAGCAACATCATCTTCTATTAAAGATTTATTATTTCTTATAGTAGTTTCTGCTTTTTCAATTAAATCATCTTTATAAATCATATTTCCTCCACTAGTTGTTGTAATTTTTTTATATACTCTGTAAGTTCTTTTTTATATTCCTGCTTATCTTCATCTTTTAACTTCAATGATCTTTTTTTCATTTTTTCAATTTTATTAAAGTTAAAAAACTTTTGACCATCTGGAAGAAATTCCATTTTATTTTTTTCAATAGCAGGAAGTAATAGTTTTTTAATTTCTTTAACTTTATAGATGTCATTTTCTAAAATTCCTAACACTTCCTCATATTGAAGATCCTTATTTGTTAGAATTTTTATTGCTTGATCTGAATAAGAAAATATTTTATCTTTGTAATTTTGAAACTCTAAATATAAATTCCATCTTTTTAAGTAAACTGAAACAGAGTCTTTTGTAAGTCCCTTAGACTCATACCAAGCCATAAATGAATTGGTAGGTTTTAAAGTTTTTTCAATTAATGCTAATGACGAACACATTTCAAATAAATTATTTTTCATTTTTTTGTATGTATTCATAAATATTTTTTCTTGTTCAGATACAGTAGCAATTTCAACATCATTTAATTCGTAACTAGCGAAATCAAATTCTTTTATTTCTGATTTAGAAGATATAACTATATTAAAATCATTATCTAAATTTTTATTCATTATCTATCTCCTTCCAGATATTTATAAAGATACCTTTGATATAATCTAATTTTTTAGCTTTGCTTTCCCATAGCAATGTTTCTTTATCAATTAATTTAGAAATAAGACTAATTTCTGGGATAGGAAAACTTAAATGGATTCCTTGTACTCCTAATTTTTTATTCAAAAAATCATAATATTCTTTTTCAAGTTTTGTTCTTCCAGTCCTATTTGGAACAACAGCCTTAACCTTGTTTAAATCAACTTTTTTTAACATACTTAACACTGAATGTGTTGTAATGCTATCAAGAAAAGTTGGAATAACTATATGGTCAGATATTTCAATAAATAAATTATCTAACCCCATTACTGGTGAACCATCAATAACAATATAATCATACTCATCTTTTAAAAGTTTTATAGCTCTCTTAAAAGCCTCATCAAAAGAATTTTTTATCTTATATCCTTGTAAATGTAAGAAGAAAAGATTTTCTCTCAATTTTTTAATTTTATAGCTTTTACCTTCAATGAAATCTTCAAGTCCAGCTTTGCTTGTATCTTCAATTTTTATACCTGCAAATTTTAAAATATCATTTTGGGAATCGCTGGTAAGAATCAATGTCTTTTTATTTTTTATCAATGCTTTATATGCTGCTAATTGTAGAGTTATATAAGTTTTTCCAACTCCACCTTTGTTATTTTTAACTAAAATAATTCCCATAAAATCCTCCTATTTTTTGATTTTTTCAAGCTTATTTTTAAAATAAGTTTTATAATTTTTTAAATTCACAAATGTGTATCCAGATTCTTTTAGAGTTCTTAAAGATTTACTAAGTTCTCTTTTTTTGTTATATAAGTGCCATGCTCCAAATTTTTTAATAACAATTCCTGATAAAACTTCATCATTTTGTACAGTAAGAATAAAGTCTTGTCTGTAAATCATTGAAGTTCCAGCAGTGTATCCAGTAGCTTCAAGCCATTCAACTTCTTTAAAACTAAATTCCTTTTTTTGCTGATTTGAAATAGCTGTTATTTTTTTATTTCTGTAATCAATGAAGCCAACACTATATGTTTTTTTGTCTGTGTAGCTATAAATTTTCCCTCTTAGCATTATTGCTCCTTTCAGTTATAAAATTCAGGTTCTTTCAGAGTTTTATTTGTTCCAGCTTTTATTAAATAGAGATGACATAACAATCTGCCATACTTGGAACAATATTTATATTTTTCAAAGTCAAGTTTTTCTTCATCAGAAAGTATTTCATTGACTTCTTCAAATTTTTTTTGAACTTCACACCACTTTGCAAATGGCATATTTATTTTGGTTATTGACATAAACCACCTCTCTAAATTAAGCCTTTTTCTTTAAGTTCTTCATAGATAAATGAACTAATTAGTCTATAATACATAGTTTCACTTTTCGTTTTTAATTCAGAAAAATGTTTAATATTATGTTTTTTAAGTATCTCCATTTCAATTTCTTCTTGTTTCTCTAAGGGAATTTTAAAGAAAATACTAAGAATATTATCATTTTTCTCACTCTCCTTTCGCTCTTCTTCTTTAACTTTTTGATGTTCAACTTCTTTCTTTTCAAGTTCTTGGGCATTTACTTCACAAGTTCCTTTGAAAAGATGAGTGGAGAAAACAGCTGCTACACTTTTAACATCAGATTTATTTTTTAAAATATCCAGTTGCTCCTGGAATGTATTTAAAACAAAATCTAGTGAGTTATTTTTTAATAGCTCTAAAACTTTAACTTCATGTTTCTTAGAAAAATCAATTCCATTTTCTTTAAACCATTGTTTTATTTTTTTTAAATTATCATTCTTCTCATCTCTCTTTATATTTTTTATATTATTTAAAATATTATGATCATGATTATATGATTCTATCTCTATGTCTTTCTCTATCTCTTGTCGGACAATGTCCTCTTTGTTTAAGACAATGTCCTTTTCATTTTGGACATTGTCCTCATTATGTCCTTTATTTGTCTTAGAGGTTTCTAATAATAGATTTTTTTCTTTTACTTCTAATGATTTTCTATAATTTCTTTTTTTAGTTGCCCATTCACTTTCAGATCCAGTCATATTTTCAACAGCAATCATATACAATGCACCATCATCAAGTTTTTCCATTAACCCTAATTTTATAAAAATATCAATGGCAACTCTTACAGTATCAACTGCAACCCCAGTAATATTTGCTAACATATCAGGAGTATATGGAATAATATCTTTAAAGATTAGTCTTCCATCAGTTTTTAATGATTTACAAAGTAATTTTAGATAAAAGTTTGAATAGACAACACCATTAGGCATTGATTCAATTATTTTTATTTCATCTGACTCAAAGAAATCTTCTTGTAATTTAAGCCAGTAATATCTTTTTGCCATAAAAAGCTCCTTAATTTACTTTTAATTTTTCAAGTTTTTCAATAATTTCATCTAATTTTTTTCTAGCTTCATTTTCTGATGAACTACCAAAATAAATATCTTTAAAAAAATCTGCTCCTAGTCCTTCTTTCCAACCTTTGCTATGTATACTCACTTCAAAAATTTCACAATGTCCTGAAAAACGAATAAATACTGTATTTTTTTCTCGGCTGTTAACTTCAAGCCCTAGTTCCATTATTTTTAATATTTTTTCTTTAACTGTTCTATTTAACATTTTGAACCCCCCCTAGTTTTTTAAAATATCTTTTAAAGTATGAATTTCAACTCTTTTAGTGCTGATATATTTCCATAATTCTTCATCATCAATACCATTATTAAGTTTTTCCTGATATTCTTTTAGTGCTTCTTTTCTTAATTTATCTAATGCTGCTATTCTAGATTCTATATATTGTTTAGTTTTCATTATTACTCCTTATTTTGCCATTCCTTTGTACAGTTTTTCCAATGAAGCCATTGCCTCATTAAATTTTGAATGTTCAGATTTTTCAATAATATTTTTTATTTTGTTATACCAATCCTTAGCTTTTTCCTTATTAGCATAATGGCTGTAATTAACACCTAGAAAATCAAGTTGTACTTTTCCTTCAAGTTCAACTAAGAAAAATATATATTTAGAAACTTCATCTTTAAAATATAAATTATCTTTCATTTTAGCCTCCTACTGTTTTTTAATTTCATTAATGAATCTAGCATCAATATTTAATGCACAAGGTTCAATATTGAAATTTTCTGGGAACTCTGAATAATTTAATTCAATTTCATTTTTAGCAGCTTGTAAAGTAGTGAAAGCTGAAAGAATTATTTTATCTTCATTTGTGATAATATAGATTGTCCTAATCATTTTTATCACCAGCAATCTTACAAGCATATCCCATTTTTTGTAGCTCTTCCTTGATTTCTAAAAGTTGGACATCTCCA